GTTCGTCAATCTCTTGTACGGTGTGGGTTCCACGAACAGTTGGGAGTTTTATTTGTGAGCGCGAAAAAGCCAGCAGACAAAAGGCAGAACAGATCGACCAAAGATCTTGGCGTGCTGCCCCAGATCGCTCTTGATCCTGCGGCCATTCCACCGGCACCAAGCCACCTGACCGAGCGCTGGCTCAAGTCTTGGGAGATCTTCTGGCGCTCACCCTTCGCTCAGGTTGTGCAGCCAGCGCAGATGCCTGCGCTTGAGCGGCTCTTCTCGATGTACGACGAGCGCGAGCGAATGGACATCTATCTACGCGAGGAGCCGATGACCATTGGCTCTCAAGGGCAGAAGATCCTCAACCCTATGTACCGACAGCGCACCGCTGTTGATGCCGAGATCCGCCAGCTAGAGGATCGGTTCGGCCTGCACCCCAAGGCAGGGCTGACGCTTGGCATCGTGTATGGTGAAGCGGCAAGAAGCCTGGAGGAACTCAATGCCAGAATCGCCAACGCAGCCATCGCGGAAGCCGAAGCCGAAGCCGACCCACGCTATGTCGAAGCCGACGCTGACTCCGCAGAAGAGGCCGCTCTACTCGTCTCCGATCAGTAGTCCGCCACCACCGTCGTGGGGTGGGCTGGTCTGTCGCTGGATTGAGACCAACCTAGTTCACGGTGAGGGCGACAAGTTTGGCGAGCCGTTCCGCCTAGAGCCGTGGCAGCGCGCCTACATCTGGCGGCTCTACGAGTACGACGCAGCCACACAGAAGCGCACTGTGAAGCGCGCGCTCTTGGGTACGCCGAAGGGCAACGGCAAGACCGAGCTGCTCGCGGCTATCGCCCTAGCAGAACTGGCAGGACCGAAGGCTCCGAAGTCACCCAACATCCCTATCGCGGCGGCTTCTTTTGAGCAGGCTGACCTGCTCTTTGGCACGGCTCGGATAATGCTCACGCAAGGTCCACTCGCCAAACTGTTTGAGGTCTACGACACCGAGATCCTCATCAAAGATCGCCCTGGGCGTATGTATCGCGTGGCGGCTGCGGCAGGCACCAACGACGGTGGGCGACCAACTTGCTTTATCGCGGACGAGCTGCACGAGTGGACTGGCAACAAGGAGCGCGTGCATCTCGTGCTGTCTAACTCACTCGCCAAGCGAGCCGAGGCGCTGGAGTTGAACATCTCAACGGCAGGCTCTGATGAGAACACGCTGCTCGGCAGGATGCTGACCTACGCCAAGCGCATCTCGTCTGGCGAGGTCACCGACCCATCCTTCCTTGTCGAGTGGTGGGCTGCTGCTGACAGCCACGACCTAGAGACCGACACTGGCCGCAGGGCTGCGCTAGAGCAGGCGAATCCCAGCGCACCGGCATTCGTAGACATTGACCGACTACTCGCACGCGCCAACGAAGTGCCGATGCACGAGTGGCAGCGCTACCACCTGAACCGCTTCGTGCAGCCGCCAGACCGCTGGATTGGCGCAGAGGCGTGGATGAAACTGGCTGACCGAGAGCGTACACTCATCCCAGGCGAGCGCCTGAGCATCGGCTTTGACGGCTCGTATGCGCGCGACGCAACGGTCATCACTGCCTGCACGATGGACGGTCACATCTTCCTGATCAAGGCGTGGGAGAAGGCAGAGACCAACCGTGACCCAGACTGGACGGTGCCGCGCGGCGAGGTAGACGCGGTCATCGATCAGGTGATGCAGACCTACGACGCGACCATCTTTGCCGACCCACCTGGCTGGGCGGCAGAGATTGAGGAGTGGACGCGCCGGTACGGCAAGCGCGTGGCAGTGTTCAACACCGCCACGATTGAGCGAATGGGTCCAGCCGTGGACCGATTCTTCACCGCCGTAGCGACTGGCGAAGGGCTGCGGCACGACGGCTCGCCGCTCCTAGCTCGCCATATCAGCAATGTCCACACGCGCCTGACGCGCTATGGGCAGGTATTGACCAAGGCGTACAAGGCTTCGCCTGACCGCATTGACGCGGCTGTCTCTGCCGTGGTCGCCTATCAGGGTGTAAAGTTCCTACAGATTGAACCAAAGCAAGCAGCGAAAGTGGAGTGGATCAACCTATGATTAGCAACCTTCTCGAAGTTGTGGGTGCAGCACTTGTCATCGCAGGTCTCGCGCTACTCTCTATCCCATTAGGACTCATCGCACTAGGTGCGGCTGTTGCCGCTATCGGCTATATGCTAGGAGACCGTAAGTGAGCATCCTTCGCCGCATCCTTGGTGAGCAGCGTGCCGTAGGTGGCACTTGGATCACCGACAATCAGCCAAGCGTCTCGTCTGCCGGTGTCGCAATCAACAGCCAGACGGCACTCTCCATCGGAGCCTATTACGCAGCAGTCAAGCTCTACGCCGACACTGTCGCGTCGCTTCCGTGGGATACCTACATCCGTATTGACGGCACACGCCGACCATACCGACCGTCACCAACTTGGCTGACCACGCCACAACCAAACAATCCCAACTTCACTGGCTTTGACCTGAAGCACCGAATGGTCTCGTCACTCCTCATTGACGGCAACTGCTTTGTGCTCTTCATCAAGAATCGCAACGGCGATATCGTTGAGATGCGCGTTCTCGATCCGCACCGCGTGACGATCAAGGTCGTAGACGGCGCTCCTGTCTATGTGGTCGCAGGCGAGGATGGCGTTGGCGTTGAGTTGACCTCTGACGCGATCCTGCACATTCCGCTGTTTGCGACTGGCTCTAACTTCCGCGCACCATCGCCAGTTGAGCAGCACCGCACGACGCTCGGCCTTGCCAGCGCGACGCAGCTCTACAGCGCGAAGTTCTACGAGCAGGGCGCAGCGCCTTCAGCCGTCATCAAGATCCCAGGCGAACTGACGCAGGATCAGGCGGACTCACTCCGCAACTCGTTCAGCCGCCGTCACGAGGGCATCGAGAAGATGCACAAGATCGCGGTGCTGACCGGTGGCGCAGACTTCCAGCAGATGTCAATGAAGATCAGCGATATGCAGTTGGTTGAAACGCTCCACTGGGGCGTTGAGTCCATCGCTCGTCTGATGGGTGTGCCGCTGCACCTGCTCCAGTACCCAGGCGGCAACACCTCATACAACAGCGTTGAGATCGTCAGCATTGAGTGGCTGCGCCTTGGTCTTGGACCACTCGTCGCACGCCTAGAGGCTGGCTTGCAGCGGCTCGTGCCAGGTGCAGAGCAGACCTTCATCAAGTTCACGATGGACGGCCTCCTCCGACCGACCACCAAAGAGAGAATGGATGCCTACGCAATCCAGTTGCAGAACGGTATCCGCAGCCTCAACGAGGTGCGCCGACTTGAGGATCTTGCCGACATTGAAGGCGGCGATCAGCACTGGAAGCCGCTCAACATCGGCGTAGTTGGTCAGGAGCCACAGGCTTGAGCTACATCATCGTTGACCTTGACGGCACGCTGATCCTTGACAACGAGCAGCCAAACCAGCCACTGATCGATCTGCTCAATGAGCAGGTGATGTCTGGCGACAAGCAGTTGATCGTGGTCTCGGCTCGCAGCATTGAGCGCCTTGAAGAGACGCGCGCCTGGCTGCAGGAATACAAGGTGGCTGGCGTTGAAGAGGTGCACCTCAACGACTTTGACGGTTCACCGTTCGCCACCGGCTTGGCATTCAAGGAGTACAAGTACGGCCTCCTGAAAGAGCAGTACGGCGAGGAACTTGAGGACGCGATTGACAATGATCCAGCCGTTCGCGAGATGGCTCGCGGCTTGATGATCGAGGCGTACTCGCCTGACGAGTATCTCGCTGACGAGGAGCGCGCTGTTTACGAGGTTGCAGAGTATGTGCGCGAAGCCGCGCGCAAGGGTCTGGAGTGGCACGAGCAGGGTCTGTCTGGCGATGGGCTGCAACCGCAGACCGTCGCAGAGGCGCGTGAACTTGCCGCTGGTCGCGTTGAGACCGACAAGCTCGTCCGAATGGCTGCGTGGATTCGCCGTCATCGCGGCGACTGGGAAGGCGTACCGCAGAACAGCGACCGCACCAACGAGGACTTCCCTGGCGCAGGTGCTGTTGCCGGCTTCCTCTGGGGTGTGGAAACGACTGACCCAGAAGCAACTGATCGCGTACTCTCGTGGGCAGATCGACTCATCGCATCTGAAGATAGGGAGATCATTGATATGAAAGAGAAAGAAGTTCGCTCACTGCCGATTGGCGAGTATCGTCTTGCCGAGGCTGACGCTGACGGACAGCGAACCTTTACCGGCTATGCCGCGATCTGGAACAGCGCTTCCGCTGGTCTGCCATTCGAGGAGCGCATTGCGCCAAGCGCCTTCAAGCGCTCACTGGCTCGCGCATCCGCAGGGCAGAAGATCATCTCCTTCCTCTTTGGTCACGACGAGACGCGCGCACTTGCAACGACCGCGAGCGGCCGCCTGCAACTGACTGAGGACGAGACTGGTCTGCGCGTTGAGGCGAAACTTGACCCAGCCGACCCAGATGCCGCCAAGGTCATCTCGATGCTGACGCACGAGAGCGCCGCTGCCGGAATGTCGTTCGGCTTCCAGAAGGTTCAGGACGCGTGGGATGGCAATCAGCGCACGATCAAGGAAGCCAACCTCTTTGAGGTGAGCATCCTTGCCGCCGGTGGTCAGACCCCTGCATACCCTGCGACCCTTGGTCTCACGGCAATCCGCCAAGTCACTGCGCCAAAGATCGGCGTAGAGGCTGAGGCGTTGATGGCCACACTCGAAGCAGTCAAGGCTGGACGCGAACTGTCCACCGAGGAAGTGGCTGTCATTGATGCTGTTCGCTCCAAGCTCGCGCCAAAGCAGGAGAAGGTCGTTGACCCATCCGTCGCTATGGCAATGCTTGCCCTGGAAGCGGCAGAAGGTGACGCACTCTAGGTCTCGTGCCTACGCCCCACCGCC